TCCTGCTGTTTTATCAACTCCAAAACAAAATCTAGTTACCTTGAAACCGTGGATAATGAATACCAACTTTAGCAATATTGGCAGCTCGATTGATGAACCATCCAAAGTAATTACAGCTAATCGTAAATGGCATTACCTGATGAACCCGCAATTTGGTAACCAGGTTCGCTCGGTTGATGATCCATGTTTCACTTTGATTGCTAGAATGGACAAAATGCCCCCTTATTTCATAGTTGCAGAAGATGGTAAAATGCAAATTCGAATTGAGAAAGATGATTCTGAATTTACCGTAAAAATCAAAGAATTCATGTCGATTTACGGAATAGTTGACATTAAAATGCGAATGCTGAAAATTCCTGAACTCAAAATGATAATGGGATTCCCAAAGGATTACAAGCTTATCGGAACGCAGGCAGAGCAAAAGAAATATATAGGTAATGCAGTAGAGGTAACGATGGCAAGAGTCCTTTGTGAAGCAGTAGCAATTAAATTACATCAACAAACAAAAATAGCAGTATGAAAGCAAAACAGAAACTTGAAGATTACCGTGTTACGGTACAACTACAAATTGTAGAAATTGAGGTAAAAGCTACATCAAAGACAGACGCAAAGAAAAAGGCACTTAGTCGCCTTTCAAGAAAAAACCCAGTTAAATTAATCCATACAGGATATCCATCAAACAGAAAAGAAATTTATATTGATAAATTATGAACAATCCAAACAGAAAAGACCTGAGACGGTTGAAGTCAATTCAAGTAATGACAGCAAATTTGCAGTCTGCTTATTCCGGACTGTCGGAAGAAACTCAAACATTCCTACTCGAAGAGTTTGAAGGAGAAACGCAACTTAATCTTTGTAGATTTGAAGATAATGTTGCAGAGACTATCAGAGAATTGAAAAAGCCAGTTGAAAAAGTAAAAAAGGAGAAATAAAAGTATGGAAAATCAAGAATTTAAACCAACAATCAAGCAGCTTGATAATATGGCACATGCATTAGGAATTACGTTATATGATGCATTGGTTAACCCAAGAAAGGAATACAAATCACTACCTAGTTCGTTTTATAGAAACTACTTTCAAGTAGCTGATGACGAAAAATGGAATGTATTGTGCGATAATGGATATGCATGCAGTTGCATTGGATGGTCAAGGGTATTGTTACGGTGATAGAGTTAGAATACTAAGCATGGTCGGTAATGACGTTGAGTGTATAACTGAATTCTACAAGTACAGTGAAAATGATACTCGTATGGATTGGAAAGAAGGGCGAAAATATCATTGTAAAGTTTCGGACTTATGGCCGGACGTTTATCATCAGGATTAAATGAATTTTATATCTTTGTAAAAAATTAAATTATATGATACCAACAGAATTATTCCCAAAATACTGGATTTCATTATGTTCAGATTACCCTTACAATAGTGCTGATATTGGAATATTGATTGAGATTCTATACAAATTAAAAAACAAAATAGTTCCAAAAGAGGATGAGTGTAGGCAAACTATTGAGCATGCAAAGTCTCATAATTTAAGCTTAATAGATTCAGCATATACATTATTCACTACCCCAACAAGTAAAATAATAAACTTAAATTTGCGTACTCCAAATGAGCAGGCAAAAGAGTTAATTGATAAGCTCGGAAAAGATGGAGCATTGCGACAATGTTTTGGAGAATGGAATAATACAGACACTTTGGAAGAAGAGAAATTTTGGAATGAGGTTGAAGAAATTATACGCTCTGAAATGCGTTAAAATAGCTAGGATTTCAACAGATGGACATTTGGTGGACAAAAACACACCATTAAAAAAAGCTAATCGCTCGTTATGAGCCGATTAGCTTTTTGTTTTGTGACCCAGGAGGGGACTGATGGTTGAAATAGCATGATTTTGGATAGTATTTCAAAATGTTCAAGAACCTCTGATTCACTGTGCAAAGATAATAAAAATGTTTAAATAGGTTCATGTTGGTTCAAGTTAATTTACATCAGGTGGACAATTCGTGGACAAAAACATTATCTTTGCATTAATAAACAAAGTAGCATGGCAACAATAACATTAAGTCTATCAAAGAAATGTAATGAAATTGGAAAATCTGAAATAATGTTGAGATTTTCCATCAGTAAAGTTCAAAGATACAGAATAAAATCAAATTTATTCGTGTCGGCCAGTCGTTGGTCAAAGAAGAATGAAATATCTATTCCTAAGATTGAAACAGAAGAACGCCAACAGCTCGTTTCATTAGCTTCTAGGTTCGATAATTTGAAAGTACATATATTCAAATGTTTTGAAAATTCAGACAAATCACAAGTTACTAAAGAATGGTTATTTGAATGTGTTGATAGATTTCATTTCCCTGAAAAATATATTGAAGTGATCCATGAGCCAACGTTCTTTGATGTCGTGGACGAATTTCTATCAAAACGTAAATTATCTGCCGGAAGACTTCGTTCGATAAATGTTGTATTCCGATCATTGAAGCGTTACCAATTGTATAAGCAAAAAACGAATGAATTGTTCATTTTAGATTTGAAAAATATAGATGAAAATATACTTGCTGACATTGAAAAATTTTTCAAGGATGAACCGACTGTTTTTGCCAAGTACCCGGACATTTACAAAATTGTAAAAGAGTCAAGAAATCCTGAGCCAAGAGGACAGAACACGGTGAATGATATGTTGGTTAAGCTAAGAACGTTTTTTATTTGGTGCACCGATAATGAGAAGATTGATTCAAATCCGTTTAAGAAGTTCCCAGTATCAGAGTGTATTTATGGAACTCCGTACTATATTAAGATAAGCGAAAGAAATCAGCTTTATGCAAAGAACATGAAAAAGTTACCATCGCTAGCGGTACAAAGAGATATTTTTGTGTTGCAGTGTCTTATTGGTTGCCGTGTTGGTGATTATTACAAAATGAAGATGTCAAACATAATGGATGGTGCCATTGAGTATATTGCCGGAAAAACAAAAGATGGTAATCCGATTACTGTACGTGTTCCTCTCAATTCCATTGCGCTTGAAATTATCGAGCGTTATAAGGATGCTAATAGAGAATCACTAATGCCATTTATCAGCGAACAGAAATACAATGAAGCTATCAAAGAAATGTTCACGTTTGCAAAACTGAATAGAATGGTAACGGTTCTTAATCCTACCACAAGGGAAGAGGAAAAAAAACCGTTAGATAAAATAGCATCCTCGCACCTGGCACGAAGATCATTTATAGGAAATTTGTACAAGCAAGTCAAGGACCCAAATTTAGTAGGATCATTATCCGGCCATAAAGAAGGAAGCAAAGCATTTGCCCGTTACCGAGACATTGACGAAGAAATCAAGACTGACTTGGTGAATCTACTTCTGTAGTTTCTTTTCTGTTGTAGCCAACGTTTTTGTGAACTACTTTTTGAAACTTTGGATTTTCAACACCGAACATCCAACCCTTTCCAGTCATTAGCCACTCTGCAGAAACGCCAAAGTCTGCTATAAGATGGGAAGCCCAAATAAGTTGGAACATGTCTGATTTTGGGTCTTTGCGAACGTTGTTCAATGTCCAACGATTAATGTCGTACTTGTCAGTGAAAGATTTTACACCTCTCAATTGTCTGTTTGAAATTAGTACATCCAATGCTTCATAGAAGCGATTAATGATTTTGACACTTTCAGGATTATTCATGGCTAACTGCTGTTTGAAGTAAATATAATTCCTCAATGTATTCTCCAAGGTTCATATCCTCTTTGCCATCTTTTACAAATGACTTGTCAAGTTCAATTTTTGCTGCTTGAATTTCTGTAGCAAATTGTCCTGCAGTAATATTGTTGGCTACTGCTTGTTTGTAAAGTAATAACAGTTTTTCTAGTTGTTCTGTTTTCATATTCGTTGTTGTTAACTGTATATTATATATGAAAGTATTGATCCGACTGCAATAAATATCACCAATATGCCGGCACAGCCTGATTTTTTCGCTGATATTATATTGTGCTTTGCTTTGATAAATTCGACTTTTGATTTAGCTGTTTGTAAATCAACGTTCTTTTTATCGCGATATAATTTGATTGCATCAATAATATCACCTTTTTGAATGATTGGAATGAGAAGTTCTTCAATATCTTCGTCAGCCGAACTTATAGTAAGAGCTTCACCTGCTTTGAACTTGTTCCCACACTTAAGACATGTTATTGATACATCTTTGCTGCCGATTGTTCCGGCTAACACTCCTACTCCACCTGTAAGCAATGCTCCTGCCAGTGCCTTACTTCCGCTAAATCCTTTTTGTTCTGAGTGAAGTTCTTTTGAATAGCATTTTGGACAGCATAAGTATTCCTCTTGAATTTTTGTAGCTATTGGGTTACCGCAGTGAGGACATGATACAGCTTTGTCGCTTACCTCTTTCCCGCATTCTGTGCAATTAATTAATGCCATGTTATTTGTTTAATGAGTTTTCTATGAGTGTAATAAGTCTGTCAATTTGCTGATCCTTTCGTTCCAGGCTATCGGCTTGTTTTTTCATTATCTCAAAAGCAATTTGAAGTTCATTTTTATGACCACCATAATGTGGGTGTTCATCAGATACAATTCCACTTTCTGTGTAATATCTCATTATGTTCTCTTTTCCGTATTTGTCAATTAAAATATTTAATTGCTCTTCGGTCAGGTCTTTTCCGTCATTTTCAATCGCAGATATATTCGGCTGTTTACAACCTAACAGTATCGCTGCATCTTTTTGTGTTATACGATGCTCTTTTCGCAAACTTTGTAAATCAAACATGTATCTATTTTTAATTAAAATAAATATGTATATATGTGAATAAACATTAATTATGCAACAATATCATCAATATATCATTGATATATCAATTATATTCGATACTTTTACACTATAATATAAAACCACTAAACAAAAGTAGTAAAAAGTGGTATATCGACACACATAAATTAAAATTATATGGAAAATATGACATCCGAAAGTCAATCGAAAATCGATTTAAAGACTTTTTACAAGAATCTGCCAAGGGCAGTAGCTCCAAAAACTGATTTTGTTGAACGTGTTGCACTTCAGTGTAATGTAAATGAGCAAACAGTTAGAACATGGGTTGCAGGGACTAATAAACCAAGCGATCCTGCATATATCGAAATATTGGTAAAAGAAACCGGCATTGCTGCCGAAAATCTATTTGAAAAATGACAGAGTTTAGCACTGATCCAATGACTGGCGAAGGGATGTACAGAAGAGTTGGTGAATCTGTAGTTAATCAGTTTACCTTAAAAGACACTGACATTGCAGCCGAATTGCTCGAAAGAAGTGAAACGTTTTATCCTGAACAAGCAGAAGCTTTAAAAAAGGAGTATGCAAAAAGTTCTGCCAATAAACCGTATTACGATTTTTTGAG